CACAGAATCGAATAATTCTGTCTAAAAGACCAATATAAATCTCACCGGTTTGTGTATTGAACAAACGAATTTTTCCGTCCCAGTATTTGCTTTTATACTGGGGGCTGAATTTTGCATTAGGAACCTCAAATGTGAACTGATCTGATAGTTCATAATAAACGTGAGGTTCTGCTTTTATACACAGATATACTTCGTTCTTCTTTGATATAATCAAATGACTCATTCATAAAATATCAGTTATAGTTATTTATTTGTAATAAAAAAGAGGCATTTCTGCCTCAATTGAATCCAGATTGGAAACGATGCCATTCTATAGCATTTTTGATTTGATAAGTTCTATTAGAAACTGTCTTAATGATTTCTTCTAAGAACTTAAGCATAATGTCATAATACTTCACTTTCAAGTCTATTTTTGATAGTTTCTCATCGGCACTCATATACCTCTCTATTGCATCCTTTTCCCTTACCTTATACGGAAATGGGTCCTCTACGTAGACCTCTGCTGGTGCCTTTCCTGTGTAGTAGTTATAACGTTCTAGACGTACTCTACTATGAGTTTCTCTTGCCTTCTCACGGAGAAGAGTAATCGTATTATAAAGCGTGTAATATTTTGAGTGTAGTTGAGGAATTTTAAGTGATTCATCATGTAGGTTATCGGGATCAATAACAGAATCTCTCTGCCACATCTCCTGAATTTCATCAAGATTCATAGGGGTTTGCCGTCTGTTCCTAGTATATCATAGATTGTGTATTTGAAGGTGACTAGTGCCGTAAGATACATGACATCAGTGGGTGTGGTATCAAATTCCAATGATGACAATGATACTGGAAATAAATCTTTAAATTTTACAATAGCAATATCCCTACTATTACTATTTAAAATATGCAGAGATCCATCACTAAATGCTTCTTTGGAATCTCTTATTTCATCATCATTAGTAGTTAAATTTTTATATTGTTGTGTAGTTTCTGGAAAACCTAATCCAGTCAACCAGTTATGAACTGCCATATAATTTTCCATATTCTCATCAATAAGAAATTTTAATGTCAAATCTCCATAGGTCAAAATTTCTCCAGGAACATCAATCATCTTTAGATATGTTGGTTGCTTAGCAACTCCCAAAGTAATTTCAGGAATTCTTGCAGAATTGCACATAAATGCAACTTTAGGTTCTTTTGCTAAGGTAAATTTGAATCCAATTGGAGATAGAAAATTTCTATTCTGAATTTGATTTTCAAAAGGTGAAGTTGCCATATCAATACTTTTTTGTATTTAGATAAAAAAAGGGATCCCGAAGGATCCCCATGAGATTTGTGAGAAAGACTCACATAAGGTTTGTAACAGCAACTCTTCTGTAGTAGACGTTGGAGTTTCTTTGAAGGCGACCTTCACCAACATTACTTCCTTCTGCAAATGGATTAGCAACAAGACCATAACGAGTCTTGAATCCAATTTTTGGTTGGAAGCTGTTCTCACCAACGGCACGAACCATTTGGAGAGGAACATAAGGACAATAGAATAGTCCAGCATCATAAGGGGAAGAACCCTTATAACCAACAACATAGTATTGACCACCATTAGAACCAACGTTTGAACCACCAGAATAAGGATCGATATAGACCTTATACTTACCTTGAAGAATACCAGCGAAGGTATTGCCAGTGTCATCAACGTTAAGATTAGCGTTGAGTGCGGGGGTGTAATCAAGAACACCTGCCATGGTGAGTGCCGAAGCAACGTCTGCCGAGCAGAGGATCATGTTACCCTTTCCTCTACGAGTTTGTTGTGCGATTGCGTTAGCATCGCGCTCAATTTGGAAGATAAGACCTTTGAACTTCTCAACTGACCAACGACCATTGGAGTCAACGTCAAGGTCAAAAGTACCATTAGTAGCAACGTTAGTCTGAGCACCAGGCTTAGCAACGTTATAGATGGTACGAATGACTTCGCGGTTGATTTCTGCAAGAATTTCAGTTGACAGAAGATTTGCCAACTCAGCTTCTGCATTCAGACCGTGAATTGCTTTGAGGTCTTGTGCGAGTTCAAGTGAGTACTCAGCTTTCAGAGCACGGGATTTTGCAGTAACGGTGATTTTCTCAATTGAGAACGCCATTTCGTTGAAATAATTTCCTGCAGCATCGCCAAGTGCTTCTGCGTCACCTGTACGCATACCTTGACCAACATTATAAAGAGATGGATTAGTTCCAGCAGCGTCAAGAAGACCTGGGTTTGAACCACTCTGAGCAGTAGTACCAAGACCAACTGAAGCAGTTGATTCTAAAGTAGTATTAAATCCAGCATCTGTACCAGAGAATGCGGAATCTACTTCGTTGTAGAATGTTTCCGTACCACCCTGAGTCTTATACTTCGAACGCATTGCGAAGATAAGTCCAGTAGGACCATTCATTGGTTGAACACCTGCGAGGTCGTAAGCGACCAAGTTGGGCATTGCACGTCTGATCAAGGAGATCAGAACTGGATCGAAACCTGCAACGGTTTGACCACCTGAACCGGAATATCCACCTTGACCACCAGCACTATTACCTGAGTTGGTTGGTGCTTCCGAAAGAAACTCGCGCTCTTCACGAATAGTTTTTTCTTGGTTTTCGAGCAGGACAGCGGTGACCATTCTACGATGAGAATCCTTGATAGAATCAAGTCCCTGATAGTCCAGGATTGGTGCCCACTTCTCCTGCAAATATTCTGCATTGAACATCTGCATTTGTTTTACCTCTAGTTAAAATGTGTTAGTTTGATTTGTTTATGATTTAAAAATCACTTATTAGTAGTTCTGCTGAGAACTGATAAGTATCTCTCCATAGCACCACTAACTTGTGGAGCATTGGAATATTCTACTTCTTCAGATAAATTCTCAGTGACTTCTCTTTGAGTACCAGAATTAAATGGGAAATATGATTCCCTTAAAGTTACCAGTTTCTCACGATAGTTTGCTTCACTATCAAACTCAACATTTTCCGCAAGAGAAGCGAGTTTGTCCTTCTGAGAAAGTGCAAGACCCTCAGTGACATCTGCAAAGATTACATCGGCAACTGACTCTGCTAATCTGTTATTAAGAGCAATATTTTTTTCAATTTGCTCGTTGAGTTTTTCTTCCATTTCATCAAGTTTATCTACCATACTCTCGATTACATCATATTTCTCTTCAGGGATTGATACATAATGATCTTCAAAAAGACCCTTCATTCCTTCAAGGAATGATTCGGTCATTTCAGTTTTAAGACCCGCTTCAATAGCAAGTGCGTTTTCTGAAACCCACTCATCAGTAACATACTCAAGATAAGCATCAACTCTTTCGATGAGTCCTTGCTTAATAGTTTCAACTTCTTCAATGAGTGCATTTTCATAAGTTTCTTGAATCTGCTCTTTGATCTCAGATACTTTTGATCTGATAGCAGCTTCAAAAATAGTACGTGCTTTCTCTTGAAATTCCTCAGAAAGATCTTCACCAGCAAGAAGGGCATTGACATCTTCTTCGATGTCATACTCCTCTTCTACTTCATCACCTTCTTCGGATTCCTCTAAAGAATCTGTATCCTCTTCTTCTTCTTCAGAAGATTCTAAAAGTGCTCCGTCCTCATCATACTCGGCATCTTCTTTTGCCATCTTTTGCATGGAGTCTGCTGCTGCAGCTTTAGCGTTAACAACATTCTTAACTTGTTGAAGAGTTGCGCCAGGAGTATTGAGTTTTGCCGAATCATCATCTGAGCGATAATTTTCTGGAGTAGGTCCACCCAAATCTTCCCATGCACCAGTTTGTCCAGGAGCAATTCCAGTGGACAACTTTGGCATTGGTTCAGCGGGTGCAGCTCCTTTGGTTACTACGTTTTCCATTTCTTGTAAATTGCTACCAACGGACATTTTAGATCTTGTGTATAATCTATATTTATTTATAATTTAAAGATTTGCTAAGAAATCTTGAAATAGATTAATCTTATGCTCACCCAATCTCTTTTGATCAACTAAGGTGTTTATTCTTCTCTGAGTTTTGGACAAAAAATTCTCACGAAGGATTCCTCCTTCCCAAACCCATTCTTTACCTTCCATAATTCCCTGAACAAAAGCATCGGGAGCAGAGGGATCTGCAACTATATCTGCCGCAGTTGCAAGCATAAAATCTTCACCAACAATTTTATGACCCTCATTAGTCAACTTAAGTGAACCAACACCACGAGAAGAGACACCGAGACAAACACCTTCAGAAATAAGTGCTTTAGCAATCTTACCCATTGGAGTTTCTAAAAGTTGTGCTTTACCAATAAAGTTGCTTCCTCTTTGTTCAAGGGAAACAATTTTGTGAGAAACACGA